CCGGAATCTTCCCACCGTTTGACCTTCAACGCAGGTTTGCCCGGAAACACCCTCAGGAGGGCGTCTGCGGCCCGATCCCATGTGAACCGTTCTTCCACCTGCTCCCACCGGTTCAGACGCTCCCAGGCGGGCAGACGACCGGCAGCGTAGACAGCCTTCATCGCATCCACCAGTTCGTCATGGTTCGGTTCAAACCAATCCCCGATGTCGCTGAAATACTGCATTTCGGCTCTGCTGTAATGCCAGCCCACCGAATAGTCGAACAGGTCAGCGAACCATTCGTGGCCGGTGTGGTTCGGGGCGATCACCCGGTTGCCGAGAGCGAGGTTTTGTAGCGGGATCATGCCGAACCCTTCGCCCCTGGTGGCCGACACGAAACAGTCGGCGGTCGCATAAAAGTCCCGTTCCTCAGTCAGGCTCATCCGTTTCTTGACGACATGAATGTTTGGCCCAAAGTCATACTGCTTCGGATCGTCGAGCAGATCGGGGGTGACTTTGATGAGCAGTTCAGAGTCAGGCAGGTTTGCGTCACGGAACGCCTGAATCACCTGGCCGATCCCTTTCCGTTTCCAACCAGACCCGCCCGTAATGAACCGAAACCGGTCGTTGACCACTACATCTTGTGGTTGCCACAGGTCAACATCTATCCCTAGTGGTATCACCTTGATGTCATGGTGGTACGGGGCGAACAGTTCAGCGTTCCACGGACACGGCACAATCACCCGATCAAACATCTTCAACAGGCGCGTGTACCGGGGCGGAACCACAGTTGTTTCCCACATCGTCAAACAAGCGGTGCGTTGACCCTCATACCAGCCTTTCACCATGTCAGGCGGTACACAAAACAGGATCGCCCCAGCATCCGCGCTGATTGTAACTTTCTTACTTAGCGCGTCCCTGAGACTGTCGGCCATCCGACCGTAACCGACATGGGGAATCCCCACGCCGAACACGTCCATCATCATACGAGGCCGGTTTCTACCTGGTATTTCTCCGTCGCACGAGCCTCCACTTTGGCAGACCCGTCAATCTTCTTCGGCTGCAAACCATCCCGCCGCAACCGCTTGTAGGCATCCATGTCCTTATGCCATTGGCGTTCCGTCTCGTTGATCCGCGCATTATCAGCCCGCCGAGTAGGGGTGGCATCAGACGAGATAGCAACATGGCTGATCTTGCAGGCGAAACAGCCTTCGACATCCAAGTTCGGATGTGTCTCTCTATGCTTCATAGCAGCCAGTCTAATCAGGTGACGTTTGCGCCGTAGCCTGCTGCGATCAGGTCAGCCTTTTCTTCGGCTGAAACAAAGTTCGCGTGTGCGCCCCAGTAGATCACCGTGTACTCGGACGGATCGGAAGGCTGGTTCGTGGTGAACGTGCCGTTCGTCAGTTTGTACACGTTCTTGGCGCGGTCGCCTCGGACAAGACGACGGAACAACGAGTTCTCCGGCGAGTCCTCATCAAACTTGCCCCAGCCGAACGAGTCGTTGATCGGCGGTCGGAAGATGAACAGTTTGTTCCAGGTGGCGTCAGCCCCGGTGCTGCCTGTTCCTGTGCCGGTGGCGGTACGCGGCAGTTCCTCGATAGCGGTTGCTGTGCCACTTCCCGTACCTGAACCGGTAGCGGTGCGTTTCGCCACCATCAGTTCCGTGTTTGATTCGGTGCCGACACCCGAACCTGTCGCGGTGCGGATAGCAACCAGAACACGGGTGGCTGACTGGGTGCCAGTACCAGAACCGAACGCACCCTTCTTCAACGCAAGACCGCTCAGCACAGACGACGAACCAGTACCGGAACCAGTCGCAGCACGACGAGCAATCAACAACTCAGACGTACCCTCACCCGTCGTACCAGCACCAGAACCAGTAGCAGTACGAATCAGAATCTCGGTGTACGAAGCCGAACCCGAACCGACACCAGAACCAGAAGCAGTACGAACACGGAAATACTGACCTGACGCAGATTCGCTACCAACCCCCGAACCAGAAGCAGTCCGAGGGACGGTAGCGAAACCAACATAAAACCGAGGGCCGCCCGCATACGCGAACGTAAAATCGGTTAGTTGTTCAAGCCGTGCATCAGGCACGCCAAACCCCTATCAGTCGAGGCTAAGCGTCAGGCTTGTGATCTGGAAAGTGTCACCCGCAGTAACAGCAGCCGACGACGACAACGCGCCCGTCCACAAACAGTTGCCGCTGGTGGAAGCATCCCACAACGACCAATGTGAATAGGTTTCCGTGGTCGAAACATTCGTCCACTCAATCGTCGCAGCCGACGCAATCGAACCCGAAGAAGCAGCCGAAAACGTGATGACCTTACGAGTTGCCTCAGTCGCCGCGTTGCTCGTGCCAGCCTCACCCGGATCGCCGGTATGCAACTTCACGTAAACACCCGAAGGCATCGTCCAAGAAGCCGTACCCGTCGTGTGATCCAGAATCTTCAACTCAGCGTAGTTAGAAATACTCATGGAGTCTCCTTAGATCGTGAGGGCCGAGGCACGACCGAAGCCGCACCCCGACCCTCAGGACGGACTGGATCAGGCCAGCGAAGAAGCCGACTCGATACGACGGAGCGAAGCCTCGCGGAAACGCGAGTAGCCACCCAACCAGTACCAGCCAATCGGCTGCAAACGGGCGAGGGTGTCGGTCACCGGGCCGCGAACAATACGCGGAACCGAACCGTTTCCATCGGTGATCGAGTGGGCCTTAGCAAGTGCCTGACGACCCATGATGTGCGTGCAGTACACCTCGATGGTGCCGGTCGAACCGGAACCGTTCGAAGCGTTCTCGAACACCTTCGCGCGGGGCGTCTCGATGAAACGGACACCTTCGAAGGCTCCGATCTCACCGTTGTAGATGCCAGCGGTGTCCTGGTACACGTGCGGGTCACGCCACGAAGCCGCGCCCGTCTCCTTGCGGAGGTCGTAGGACACGTCAGGGTGGATGAAGCCCATGTACAGGCCGTTGAAGGTGGCGGCGTTAGCCTTACGCAACTGGGCGGTCACCTTGCGAACGTCGTTCGCTTCGATGATGTCGGTTGCGGTCACCGTGGTACGGCTCGACGGGGTGGTTGTTCCACCGCCACCGTAGATCACGTTGTCGCCACCGGCCAGCACGTCACGAACCACCTGGTCAATCGAGTCGCCCGCGTTGTAGCCGACGACGTTGGCAGCAACGGTGTCCACGTCGAGGAAAGCGGTGCCACGCAACTTGGCGGTGGTGATCACGGCGTTGCCGTACTCGTTGAGGGTGACGGTCACCTGGCTGTCGCTCAGAGCAACGGCGGTAACGTCAGTCGTTTCCGACAGGGTTCCGGTGGCAGCCGACAGATCGTTGAAGATCGTGAAGGTGACGCCGGTTCCAGGCATCGCCTGGGCGGTCGGCTGCACGTCGGCAGCCTGGTCGAACAGGAGTTCCGAACGGAGCGCGAAATACGCGATCCGGTCAAATGCTACCTGATCGACATCGACAGAAGAAGTCTCTGTGTATGCCATTGGGGTTCACTCCTTAGTGAAGGTTTGTCCCCCTGAACCGAAGCGGTTAGAGGGAGGTTTGGGATTGGCGTGCTTCGGCCAACAACATCTCCACCTCAGCCTGACTCTTGGCCTGACTGATGCGGGTCACGAAATCCACGGGGGCTTCGCCTGTGGTGTTCCCAGCAGCCGCCTGGTTTGTTCGTTCCCAGGCTTTTGCTTCGGACGCCACTTCTGCGGCCTTCGTGTCTCGGATGATCTGCGCTTCGATTGCGGCCTGTCGGATCGCTTCGGCAGATAGTTCTCCGTCGTAGCCCTTCATAAAGTATTTGGCGACCGGGAGGCTGGGGTCTACCCCTGCTTCCACGAAAGCCAACTTTCGGGCTGCGTCGGACGCTTTCTGCGCTTGCTCTCTGAGGGTCGCGTTCTCGGCTTCCAGTTGCTTCATCCGCTCGCGTAGCGGATTCCGTCCGGAGTCCTGAGTTTCATCGAAGTCGATGCTGTCGTCCATATGTACACTCCTTTGCCCAAACCGAACCCGGAGGCAGGTGCGGTTGCTGCTTGCTCCCCTTGCGGGGGTTCCTCCCTATTGGGATCGCTATTGAGTGTATCAGAAGTTTGCTGGTAGCAAAGGATTATTGGAGGCCAGTAACGGTTGTTCCTTGTCCTGCGAATCGGCCACCGGCTTCGAACGCGGCGGCACGTTCCCGTGACCGTTGACGGAGCCTCTGTTGTGCGGCAGCGGATGTGCCGAACACGCCAGCGATCTGTTCCTCTTGCGTGATCGCTTGCTCGGTGGTGCCGGGAAGCGGGACGAACAGTTCTTCGGCGGCGGCAATCGTCTGGAATCCGGCGCGAGCCTGTTCGGGGCTGACACCTGCGACCGCCAACTGTTCGGCTTGTGCGGCGGTCAGTTCCCGTTGGGCTTGTTCCTGGGCGGCAGCACCGATCTGGGCGGCCCGTGCCTGACGAAGCAGGATTGGGGTGGCCCGTTGCGGATCAAGGAAGTATGCGGCCAGGTCTTGATCTCCGATGGTTGGGTACAGGCGTCGGATTTCTGACATAACGGTGGGGGAGGCTTGGGCGACAGCCTGGTATCCCTCGT